GTCTCTGCTTTACCTGATACCGCTGCTAACGATTTTGTAACGTATACTAGACTCAATGCTAATATTAACGTTGTTCAAGACAATGTTGCGGGAATTCTAGATGGAACTACTTTTACTGGTGATGTTATTTTAAATGCTCAAAGTGATTTACGTTTTGCAGATGCAGACAGTAGTAACTATGTTGCTTTTCAAGCTCCTGCAACAGTTTCATCAAATATTACTTGGACACTTCCTGATGCTGATGGGTCTGCGGGACAACTTATTAAAACTGATGGTTCAGGAACTCTAAGTTTTGTTACAGTAGTTTCAGACCCTGACCCTTCAGTTAGTTTAGGTTCGGATACAGATTGTGGAACAGCTGTTAATGAAGTGGATACACAAGATGCTTTTGGTGTAGCAATTGATAGTGCTTTTGTTGCATTTGACTTACGAACACAACCCTCAAACTCTTTAGGTATTACGGACTTAGGAGCACTTACTTAGAATTATGTATTTTTAATTGACATTCTAATTTTATATGACTATACTTAATAAAACAGTTGTTAAGGAGTACTAAATGGTAACCCGTGTTGATAAATTTTTAGGCGGACTTGGTGCAGATGTTACTAATGTAGCAAATGTTCACGCTACTGAAAATAGAATTGCGTTTGGTGCATCAATAAACCCAACTGCCAACCTTCATGTTGTAGGTAATGCTCATGTTTCCACTAGTATTTCAGCATCGTCTGCTGATTTTGATGGTGGTGTTACAATTGATAACATCACTATTGATGGTACGGAAATTGATTTATCCGCTGGTGATCTTACTATTGATGCGGCTGGAAAAATAGTATTAGATGCTGCTAATACAGGAGGATTTACCGAATTTCATGATGATGGTACTGCATATGGTAGTATAAGTCAAGATAGTAACAATATGCGGATACGAAGCTTGATCAACAATGGCGATGTGATCATACAAGGGTTGGATGGTGTTGGTAGCGTCGTTAACATGGCTCAGTTTTATGGAGATCAAGCAGGGGCAGTCAAACTATTTAATAATCTTATGTTACAGTCAGACAGTGCTGTTGTTAAGATGGGCCTGAATGATGACATTGATCTAACCCATGTTCATGACTCCGGACTAACACTCACCAACAGAACTACTGGTGACGATAGCCCAGTTGTTTTTCAACTTAAATCATCTGAAAGCATAATTTCTACTGGTGAAGTTATCGCATCTATCGAAATGGCGGCTGGGGATGTTAGTGGTGGAGATGCCTCTGAGGTTGCTGCTGGTATCCATGCGATTGCTGAAGGAAGTTTTGCTTCTAGTTCTAACCCAACAAAATTAGTATTTACAACTGGTGTTTCTGAAGCTGCTGATGCCTCTGCAACTGCTAAGATGACACTAAGTTCAGCAGGTAAGTTAACAATTGCTGATGATCTTGTAATCAAAAATGGTGGAACGATTGGAACCACCACCTACCCGACAGCAATTACTATAGGCTCTGATAGTGTTGTAACATTTGTAGACGACATCAAGATTAAAAATAACGGAACGATAGGTACTGTATTTACACCTGGTGCAATGACGATAGACACTGTTGGTAAGGTTACTTTAGCTGATGATTTAGCTGTAACTGGAAACGCTATTGTAACTTTAGGTCTTGGCGTTGCAGGTAATACTTCCCCTGTTGGTGGTAGTTTTGGTGGTATTAGTCTTGGAACACCTGCTAATGTAGTAATAAGAACAGGTGGAACAAGCGGTGGAGGTAACGTTATCATTGGAGATGCTACTGCTACTTCTGGATTTAATTTAGATGTTAGAGGCACAGCTAACACAGGGGCCTTAACAGCATCCAACCTTACAGTAAACGGAACTTTAGACTGTGGTACATTATAATAATTAAGGAGATAAATAGATGCCTACTCAATTACAATTACGTCGCGGCACGACGTCTCAAAATAATAGTTTTACTGGTGCTGCTGGTGAGCTATCTGTTGATACCGATACAGAGGATCTCCGCTTACACGACGGGTCGTTAGCTGGAGGTAGAGTTATTTCTGTTCCTATTGGTTCAGTACTACCTTATGGTGGTGCTTCAGCTCCTGCAGGATATTTATTATGTGATGGTTCTGCAGTTAGTAGAACTACTTATGCAGCCCTTTTTGCTATTGTTGGAACCGCTTTTGGTGTAGGAGATGGCTCTACTACTTTTGACCTACCAGATTCACGAGATAGAGTGCTTTTAGGAAAAGGTGCTAACAATGCTACTCTTGGAGCACAAACTGGTTCTGTTGCAGCGTCTTCTGCCCTAACTACAGCATCAGGTACTGCAGCAATTTCTGCTCCTACAGGTACTTTTGCTACCTCTGCAAAAGATTCTTCTCAAGCATCGGCTGTTACTTCTGTTACTGCATCAGGCCACACACACGGTTTAACGGTTCCTTCTTCTGTAATGAACTTTATAATTAAAATATAAAGGAGCTATCTGGTGGAGAATCGAGAATTAGATCAGATTCAAAAAGAGTTAGATACTTTACATGAACGGTCTCAAGATAACAAAACAAAAATCGCAACACACGAAGCTTCGTGTGAGCAACGCTATGCACATATTGTTAGTGTTCTAGAACATTTAGATGAAGAAATAAATCATATCCATAAAAAAATAAATAGTCTCAATACTATGGCTACACAAGGTAGCACGGCTTTTAGAACTACTCTTTGGCTAGGGGGTGTTGTTGCAGGTATTACTGCGTTTATTTACTCTGTTATCCAGATGCTACCCAAATAATGTCTGAAAAATTTTTTAAAATAAAAATCCAAAAATTATTAGAGCGTCTTCCTAAACCAATTCAGTTTAATGAGGCTCAGTGGGCAATGGTTCAAGGATTAGATGAAAATCGTTTTTTTGTAGAAATAGCTGCTCGACGCACCGGCAAATCTTATGCCGCCGCTATTTTAGCATTTGCTAAACTACTTGAACCAGGTCAGCAGGTAATGGTAGTTGCTCCTAACTTTTCCCTTTCTTCTATTATTTGGGACTATGTTACAGATTTAATTAAACAACTTGAACTTGAAGTAGAAAAATTTAATCAAAAAGATAAAGTTGTTCGTTTAATTAATGGTTCTGTTTTTAGACTACTAAGCGCTAATAATCGTGATTCTCTTATTGGGCGTGCCGCTAATCTACTAATCGTAGATGAAGCAGCCGTTATTCCTAATGATGAGTATTTTATTCGTGATTTACGCCCTGCCCTTTCTACTTTCCAAGATTCTCGTTGTTTATGGATTTCTACACCGCGTGGTAAAAGTAACTATTTGTATACGTATTTTTTACGCGGAGAAGACCCTGAATTTCCTGAATGGGGAGCAGGTCATTTTACTTGGAAAGCTAACCCGTTGCTATCAGAACATGATGTTAATGAAGCCCGGAAAGCTATGTCTCGCGCAATGTTTGCTCAAGAATACGAATGTGAGTGGACAACTACAGAAGACCAAGTTTACGAAGGACTTGACGAAGCTAGACACATCGGTGAATTTATAGGAGAACGATTTGTTGAAGTTATTGGAGGTCTTGACGTAGGATACAGAGATGAGAATGTATTTGTAGTTATTGGCACTGATGGAGATAAGTACTATGTTTTGGATGAGTTTATTTCTAAAGAAACAACAACTTCTGACTTAGCAGAAGCAATTAGAGAAAAAATAGATGATTGGGGAATTGATAATATTTATATTGATTCTGCTGCACAACAAGTAAAAGCAGACTTTGCTTATGATTATGATATTTATTGCGAAAACGCAATTAAATCTGTAAATGATGGTATAAACTCTATTCAAGTACTAGTAGAACAAGATCGTTTATTATTTGATCAAGGCGGTGCCATGCATACTTTTGCTGCTATGAGTGCTTATAAATGGAATCCAAACACAGAAAAACCAAAACCTGTTCATGATTGGGCATCTCATCCGTGTGATGCTGTTCGGTATGCTATTTATACTCACCAAAAAATGAGTAATATTTCAATTTATGCTTAGACTTGTAGTTTTAAACCACTCTAGACCTGAAAATGTATCTAAAATAATAGGTAGTTTTAAACAATATTTTCCTATAACGGTAATTAATAATAACTATAACCATCCGTTTCCATATATTGGAAAAGGTGTTGATGTTATTAATAATGATCGTAATTATTATTGTATGGAGCGCTGGGTTCGTTGTTTTGAATATAAAGAAGAATATAAGTTAATTATTGATGATGATATTTTACCTTCTTTT